TCGTTGTAGCAAATAGTTGTGTTGGTACATTATATGATTTAAGTGGGCCGTCACTCGACACGATGTCGCCACGACGATAGATGCTAGTTGTCGCAATTTTACCACCCATGATAAGTTCACCGACAAATCCGCTGCCAGTTTGACATTCAATCTTAAAATAAATGGTTGTTCCAGCAGCAACGCCTTTGAATGTGGTTACACCCAATATTGGATCTGTGTTAAATGTTAATGAATCAATACCCAACTCAGAAGTTATTGTGGGTTCATATGCTAAGTTTAAATTGATAACCTCAACAGGCTGTGTGTACCCAGCGTCTAAGTAGAACTTAGCGACTGGACATTGAGTGTAGTTGCGACCTTTATTGGTTAATACCAGAGAACCAGAATAAATTGAACCGTACGCCGGGTCATCACTGATTGTTGTTACCAATGTACCGTACGCACCATCTCCACCAATCTGTAGTGTTGGTGTTCCCAACCATACCACATCCGGTACCGGTACATAAATGATTGAACTATTTTCTACTGTGCAGGTGGTCGTGTGGTAGTTTACTCCATCGATAAACATTGCGTCTGCTTTAGTGTAACTGCCACCATATGTGATGTTTACTGTGGCGGGTGTAGAAGAGATACTATCTACCTTAATTACCGGATTAACATTGGTGCCAGTAAGGTCGAGTTCAATAAGTTCACCAACTTCATATAAGTCACCAGGATCTTGAATGGTGTATGTGCTCAGCTCCATAACAGGAAGTAATGCGGCATCTACACCATCAATGTGTGACACTTCACCTACTGCACCGACACCAGAAGCGTCTTGTGAGATGAAGTTTACATTGTCACCTACCACATGATCATAACCACGCTTGACAACCAAACACCCATCAACCCCACCAGCCACAACGTCGTCAATCAGAACTTCACCATTATATCCCGATCCACCGATTAAGTTAAGAGCTTGACCGACAGAGTACAGCGACCCCCTATGTTCAATATCAACATTACCCAAGATGCTGTCAACTACAACTACGATAGGTGTTCCAGTTTCACGAAACTTACCAGTAACTCTCCCACCAACAGTAAATGTTCCAAAGATGGTATCTTGTCTCAATGTGCAAGTATAATAATCCACACCCTGATATGAATTCATTGTGATGCTATCAACAAACGCAGCGGCGATAGGTGATTGTTGGACTAGAGATGATCCAAGCAGTTGGGTTAAGTCGTGGGTGTTCCCGCTTACGTTCTTGACAACAATGATGGTCTTTTTTGTGTACTCATTGTCTGAAGAGCGCAGGATGAAGTCCGACATTTGTGTTGTTTTGACATTTTCATCATAAATCGCTTGCATCGTGTATTGGTATGAGCTAAATGTTCCTTTAGCGCTGACCAACTCTTTAACGTGCTTAATCAATGTGCTAGCATCAATCTTAGACAACTCATTAACAGGCATTTGTGGGAGCACTTGACGTTTAATGTGTTCTTTAAACACTTCAGACGCAAGATCAATGTCTTTCTGATTGATCGCCTCACGAAGGAACCCGATGGGTGAGTGAACACCGTTGTTTTCTGGTTGCTCCATGAACTCATAGTATGACTCAAGCAGCTTAACGAACGCTGGGTTGTCTGTACTTACAAATTCAGGGACTTGATTCTTGATGAAGCTGGATACGGAAGGTTTCATTTATTACACCAGGTTACGGTTTTGGTTTGGCAGCTCAGCGACAACTTTAACAGCAATGTCAGATGAGCGAACCCTCAAAATATTATTTAACCCAGCTGAAATATCGTTATAAGCCGGAATGATGGACACTCTAAATTCACCACTATAAATTGCAGTGAACTCGATTGAACTTAGCTTCACAATACCTTTAGTTAGGTCAATGATGCCAAGAAACGCTGCTTGAATGATTTTCCCTTGGTCGTTTGTGTACACAGCATAAAGTTTATTACCCACGTTACTCAAGCGCAACCATTCCTCCTCACCATACATTTTAAATTGTGTTGATGATACGGTGTTGTTTGCGTTTTTGATAGCGTTAAAGAAGTTCAGTGAGTATGATTGCAACATTCCAATCTTAGGTATGATTGTCTTATATACAGACACAACTGTGGTGTTACTGTTTATCGCTTCTTCAGCGTCGTCAATCATTGTACTGAATTTAGAGTAACGGAAGTGAGCACCGAATTTTTCTAACTCTAACAACGAATAATTACTCACCACCCCCTGAATAGCTGTTGCTAAGTTCATTGATTTAGGCAGCACTGTAGGATCATAGTATGCAATGATTGATGTTTTAATATTCAAATATTCTGGATCAACAAAATCCAACCCAACAGTGATAACAGATTTCGATTGGATGATATTACCGATGTAATCTTTTTCATCTTGAGTAATAACATCACCATACTGTGGCTGAATGCACACCACAACCTTACCATACTTAGCTGGGATATTATCCTCACCACCCCACACTTTGATTGATCTCACATTAGAGAAGTATGCTTCGATGAGTGCTTTATAATCAGACACAGTGACAGCACGATCTTGTACAATGAAGTGATTCGCTGCATTATGTTTAATTTCGGGAATTGACTCTGGGTCGGCACCACCAATAGCCGCCTCAACTAAAGTCATACGGTAAGATGCGGCTGTGATGTTGCCGTTACCCCCATGAGCGATTTTACCGATAGGAACGAACTTGCGGGCGCCGTTGGCAACAAAACCTTGGCTTGAAACATACTCAATAACAATTAAGTTACCTACTGCAGGCAACATACCCATTTGTCCGTTACCAAAGTAGAATTCATAGCGGCCATCTCGACCCTCTTGCATGAAGAATACTTTAGAGGTCTCATTGATGCCGAGGATTGTAGCTGAGTTCTGCCACTGGGTTGGTGTTACATCAGACACCGACTGTCTGAGATACATTGAAATGGTCGATGAGTCTGCATTCTGATTAGGAACTTGATACAATACACCAACAGATGCATCAGTTACCATGTACTCGTATGAGAAGAAGACGCCTTCAACTAACTCAACGTCATTGAGAGTGTAGGTGTTGTCTACATCTTTAGCGGCGGAATAGTCGTTTAATGTTACGAATTGAAACTGGGTGTTGCCTACTGTAGCCAAAAATGCCGAACCCTTAGGTAAGATGAATGTGTCCGGCGCAGATGCCCCATTACTAAGCGCTAAAGTGTTAATCTTAATGTCCACTTTCGCTTTCGCTGACCTCACGCCACGTGTCTTATAACCCAATGATTTAGCATGAGATAGAACTGAAGAGCGCTTAGCCGCAGTGTCGAGGAACATTTCATTAGCTACAAAGTTAGCTTGTACTGCATTGTAGTGTGTGTTGTATGCAAGCACATCCATAAGTGTTGACATACCAGACGCTTCGAAGTCGAAATCTTTAAACTCGTCCTTAGCAGCCAAGAACGCTTTAAGATTCATCTTAATGGTGTCGAAGTCTAGCTCCGTTACCTTCATTGTTGCTGGTGCGGCCATTTTTTATCCTTATCTAATTCGGGTAACACTTAGTGGTAAAACAAACTTAACGTCTTCTCTGTATCGCAATGCCAATTCAAGCAAGATATACATCTCAGAGTTCTCATATGTGATGCTCAACTTCTCAATGATAGCTCTCGGCTCATACATTGTCAGCATCTCATTCCACCGTCTTTTTAGCAACTCAGACGAAATGGTTGATTGATTTTCAAACAACATTGATCTCAGGTCACCACCGTAATGCGGTTTGAATAGTTTTTCACCACGGTTGGTTCTGATAAGACTTCGCACAGATGCTTTCACTGCTTCTAAGTCGTAAGTTTTCACCACATCACGAGTGTTCGGATGTTTGAGAAATGCTAAGTTGAGATCTGAATAAGTAGCCATGTGTTATTTATCCGAATTGTGGGAACATTACGTTACCCGACTCTTTTAGTTGTGCTAACAAAGACGACTCTTGATTGGTTGTCGATACACGACCAGTAGTTGTTGGTCCTTGAGCAGGTGCAGCAGGAGCGTTCACTAGTGTAGGTGATCCACTTGCCTGTGCGCTTTCTTTCGGTGCCTCAATTGGAGTCAGTGCAGCAGCTTTCGCTGTTGGTTTCTTAGCGTTAACTGCTGCAGGAGCTTGTTGATTAGCTAAAGACTTATTGTACTTAACAAATTCGGCTGATGGTGTAGGTACATCTCCAATTGGCCCTTGGATTTGAGCAGAAACGAAACCTGGAGTCGGTGGGGCTACTTCAGCTGGTTTTACTGCTTGAATTGTGACGGGAGGTTGGCCGGTATATTTTTTTTCATAAATTGATGTTTGTAGCTTACGATCATCCAATCCTGTTAGGCCAGAGTTAATGCTTTGAGTTACCCCCTCAGTGTCACCTGCTTTAGCCATTTCACTAGCGCTCTTACCTTTGAACTTTGCACTTTTCCAGAATTCAACAGCAATTTTTGCAGCAATTTCTGGGTCTTCAGCTAGTTCAGGATTTTTTAGCAGCGCACCGTTAAGCCCAAGCTTTTTATCCATAGCAGCATAGTTATCTTTACCTGTAAGTTGAGTGAACCCTCGACCACGATACTTGTAGGCATCACCTTCTGCAGTGTTACCCATCTGATAACTTTTATCTCGATACTTATCCGCATACATGTACTCAAACATCTTAGCGGTGTCACCTTTATTCGACATGACTTCGTTTTTCGTCACGCCGAACTTAGATAGAGTTTTACCACGAGCTTTCCATACTCCTTCTGGCGAATATGATAACTCTCGCATATGTTTGAATCTACCAGATTCATGAGACATTTGACCCATGAATGCAGCCAATTCTTTAGGGTCAGTTATTCCTGCACTTCTGGCTTGCTTCTCTAAAGTGGATTCTCGCTTTTTCTGAACTGCAGTTCTGCGGTCTTTCACGTCTCCTGCATCTTTTGATAGCGAAGCCCCAAGTCCGTTTTCGGGTTTTGCTGCTTCATTAATGAGGTACGCTCCACCGGCTACAACTGCTCCAGTCACAATTGCTGGTACTGCTACAGGCAAGGCTCTTGCAACTGTCGCAGCAGCAGTTTTAGCCACATTTTTCAAAAGAGCCAAACCCATTCTTCCCAAAATACCATTCATTGCAGTGACAATACCAGGTAGCAATGTACTTAAGGTGCTCAAAATGAGTGTGAGTGGTTTAAACATTTTACCTAAGAAACTACCCGCCCAACCAATAACACCTTTCAGTAGGTCACCAATACTCTTTTTGCTTTTGGCTGGGTCACCGCCGAACTTCTCTAACAGCTTAGCGGTATTTTCTTCAATGCGCTTAAGCACATCAATAACACCTCCGCCTTCGAGTGATTCTTCTCTCGGGGTGAAGTCAGTTTGCCTTGCGCTTACTCTTGACCCCTTACCACTCGCACTTTTATTTGCGCCAAATAGCTTACCAAGGAAACCGCCAGAACTTCTACCGCTGCCGGCACCACGAGCAGCTTTCAACATACCAACTGCGCCCATCGTGCCTTTGACAATGCCACCCAACAATGTGGTGTGCTTCATCAATGACATAGCAACCGCACCACCTGCAACTGCTGCACCACGACCAGCAACACCCATCGAACGTCTTAGGAATCCTGGCTCAGTTTCTGATTGATTCTGATCTTCTTCTCCTAATTCTTCATCAAGAGGACCCGCCCCATCTTCTTCAATCGATGAGATCATTTCTTGTGGCACCATGCTGCGGCGAATGTTTTGCTGCAACTCACGCATCAGTGGACCACGATCTTTAACGTCTGAAGTGTGTTTGATTTTGGTTATAGCAGCAACCAACTCAGGCATAACCAACTTACGCCATTGAGACAAGATAACCTGTCTCCACTGAGTAGAACTCAAGTCACCAAATTCACCTTTGAACTTAGATGTTTTAATGCGAGCTTTGAGCAAAGACTCTTGTGCATCAACTTTAGACATGAAGATGACTTCAAGAAGTGACACAATTTTAGATTCGTTTGCATGTTGGGTTGGATCATTTAAGTACCCAACCAATCCCCACATATAATCTTTTGCTACTGCCATGGTGTTTCCTTTATTATTGGTTATCCGCCTCTTGCTGCTTTAGCGGCTTGTTCTTTTATTTTATTGGACAACAAACCCAAATATACATCTCGCTCCCAAGGAAGCATGTTCTCTAACTCAGTTAAACTATACTTGTGATCATGTATGAGGATAAAATTAGTTCTGTAGTAGTCTGCGAGCCCCTCGTGCCCAGAGACTATTAGACGAAAAAACTTCCGATGCCTTCCATATGAATGTGGTTCATTTCACCACACTTTGAGCATTTGTGTTCATCTTCGTACACCACAACAGGAACAGTCTCCATGAAGTCAGTAACCAACTCCAATTGCTTCTTAGATAGGTTCTCTAAGAAAGCGACGACGTCTCCTTGTTCAAGCGTTTCAGAAGTGTAAATGGTATCACCAATAGTAATCATCTCAACACAGGACGCAGTCACTTCAAGTGCAACGTCCGTTGCTTCGTCACCTTCTTTAATGTTGGCTGTTACTGATAATGATGGGTACTTCATGGTGATCACTGTATCAGCTGATACCCTTACGTTTGCGTCAACCGATTTGTCTTGGCGAACTTTGATCTTATCCAAGTTGATTGAATAGTCTATAACTGCATCACATGAAGTGCAAGTAATTTCTCCAGCAATTTCCTCACCGACACTTTTAGACCTAATCATTATGAATAAGTACTCAACGTCAGCCAATGGTGTTTTGTCTAAATCTAAGGCGCCAAAAGTGCAGTTATCAACCACTGTTCGGATAGCCAAGTTGGCCTGTTCGAGTGAGCCGGTTTCGTTTGCAATCAGCAGCACCTTCTCTTCCTTAACAAGGAATGGGCGATACTTAATCTTCTTTTTTGAAACAGGCAGCGTCAATTCATAGATTGGGGTTGATGGCATAGGTAAAGTCATAATTTTCTCTTTCAGGATTATTTGAACCAATTAGTCCATGAGTCACCGTCAGTATCAGCCTTAGGAATATTTCCTCTGACTGAACTCATTATTTCATTGGTTATGGTTGCAGGTGCGTTAATAATAGGCATAACGATGCTGGTGCTCAGGTTATTTACACTCTTAGTAACTGATTGGATTAGTTCATCGGCAGCACCGACCGCAGTGTCCCATATATTTAATGGGAATGCTCGAGTAGAAGGCTTGCGAACACCACCCACGTTGTTGACTTCAGTTGATTGAAACTCTATTCGCTCATATACGAATTGGATTGGGAGGTTGATTACATCAGTGTTTTGGCTGTTCAATTGAATATCACCAATCGATTTAGGCCAAGCGCCGATTAGAGTCATAGTGTAAACTGCGCCTTGATCTTCACTCTTTGAAATGATATTGATGTCTATGTTGGCTCTGAAGTTGTCCATGAACTCAATTCTATTATTCATAGGTCCGCCGCTGAGTGGGAATGCTCTTGAGTTGACAATCGCTCCGTACCAAGCATCAAAGTATGTTTTGATCTCTAGGTTAGCATCCATGTAGAAATTAAATGTAACTGGCTCATGACTGTATCCATATGGTACTTCGAAGTGCGCTTCGTTTTCTCTGTAAGCAGAAGTCATCACATTAAGTGCGGGGATCGAAGTGGTGTTGCAAAACAAATTCATTTTCCTATTGAGGTCGCCATCACCACCTGAGATTGCACTAGGGCCAATTGAAACATAAAACAGGTGATGATGTGCTGCGCCACTCGAGTTCATTTCATTAATGAAGTCTCCAATGCGCCCCTTCGCCACAGTAGGCTCGTTGCCTCCATTAAAGAAGGTGGTAATCGCTCCGAATAATCCGTCTGCTGCTGATGATATTGACATTGTTGGTCCTTAGTATGGTTTTCCCTTAGCGAAGTTTGATGTTGGCAACATACACGACATCACCCAATCTTCTGGCATTATTTTGATGAATCTGCTTCTGACATAACCATTGAGGTATCGCTTCACACACATTTTAACGTCAGGAAAACGAGACACATTCTGCAAGTATGTCCATTGCAGTTCGAGCGTTTTAGGGTTGCCTGTTTTGTCAAACTTAGCGAACTGCATGAGGTCATCCAGCAACTTAACACGACGAAGCGGTCTCAGATAATGTAAGTTTAATCCAATGAATGATGTTGCGTCCTTATTGAAAGGTAACACTAAAGGAAACTTATCATATAGAGGCAACGTGTCACGGTGCTTAGGTGAGTACACGAATGAGTACATGCTTCCCGGCATGATCTTCGTAGTCAGCTGGGATTGATGCATGGCGAGCATCTGCATACTCGTAATGGTCTTTTTGCCACCAGTCAACTCTTTCACCTTCTCCATATACCACTTTTGAGAATTGTTTGCGTTGAACTTTGGGTCTGCTCTTAGTGAATCAATTAACGACATGGTCTTTTCTTAATCCCCAAATGATACTCGTCTAAAATGACAAAATCCCATCCTTTTTTACCACACCAAACTTTAGCTGCTTCCCATTTTGCTTGATTGACGGCATAAGTAAGAACTTCAGTCAAATAGCGTTGAGTTTGGCGTTTAGGTTTCACTGGCATCATACATTGTGCGTTGGGCTTCACTTCAAGTATTGCGTGCTTAATCTCACCCTTGCTCGTTTTGTACTGCATAACGAAGTCCGGGAAGTATCTATGAAGCTGACCGTCTTTCGGTGAGATGTATGGGATGATAAGTTCTTCACTCCCCCATTTCAATATGGAAGGATTAAGGTCAAGCCAATTCATGGCTTTAATTTCCCAACTAGAACGATAGACCACATTGTTCACGTCACCCACATACTTTTGTGGATTCCTTAGTTGATATTTACCTTGATGATACTTTCCCATTATGCCTTATAAATACATTTACACATACACTTATTTATCCCGGATAAACAAAATGCCTTTTAATTTGCCAGATGTAACCATCCCACCCATTGACGTATCTGGGGTATTGGCTCCTGTTGCTTATTCAGCGAGTTCATTTGTCAATAACATTGCTAACGCAGCTACCAGCTTAGCAGCAGAAGAAGTTACACGAACCGAAGGCACTAATGACAGAAGTATACTGTACTCTGGTAGCTTAGTGTTTCCGAGTGATGTTGGTACAACCCATCACCCAGATTCAATTTCATTTTTCTTCTTGGACTTAGTAACCAAGGAAGGTGGCAAAGAGCAATTCGCTGCTTCAGTCGCAACAGGAAGACAATATGTGGGTGATGCTACTAAAAAGGCGGTCAACGGAGCAATATTGGGTGGTAGACAAGCAATAACTGAGGCAATGAATTCAGTACTAAAGACTGGAGCGGGTAAACTGCCATTATCTGATTCACAAAAGGCAGCTACTGTAGCATTTGTAGATGAACAACTAACAGCCCCAACATACGCTCAAACAGGTGACTCAGTCACACTCATGATGCCAGCCGCTTTGGAAATTAGTTCTAGTGCGGGATGGCAA